TGGCTGCGGTCGTGCCACGCTCGGCAGGGTCAATCCACCAGAATAATTCCTGGGCAATGGTGACGCTCGGCGCGAAGTAGAGCGGGAATGCCATCGCGCCGGAAATGCCGACGATCTCCCCAGCCTTATCCACCACCCAGACCTGCGCCGCATCAGATGCCTCGACCTGATCGAGGAACGCGCCGAAGCCGTCAGCGTCAAAACCGACACGGCTTGCCATCGGAGAGGCGGCGAAAAACGCACGCGCCTGCTTGATGATCCCTGCCTTGTCTGATTTTTCTGCCCGGCGAACGTGCAACATGCAGCCCTCTTTTTCAAAAGGCTGCTGGCCGCCCGTCGTCTCAGCGCTGCCATTATCGCAGAATTTGCGTTGTGCGGCAAGGTTTGTCATTGGATGCGGAACCTCTGTGCAATCTCGAACGGATTGTAGAGCGCCAAAGGATCGATGCGGTTTTCTGGGCGGCGATACAAATCCTCCACCTGCTGCGCTGGCTGGTATCCTCGAGCGAAGTCCTCGACCTCTTGCGGCCGGGCCTGCGGGCGTGTCGGAAGCCGCCCAGGGCCGGAATAGTCCCCAAGGATGCGCGCCACATAGTTCTGCGTTTCGCGGAACGGAGGAACCCCACCGTATTTGCTGACGTTGCCTGGACCAGCATTGTATGCCGCAAGGGCAAGTTCCGGATCGCCGAAGCGGTCAAGCTGCTGGCGAAGATAGCGAGCCCCGCCGCGAAGGTTCTGGATCGGGTCGGACGGGTCCACACCAAGTTCGGCAGCCGTGCCAGGCATCAGCTGTGTCAGGCCATAGGCACCAACAGGCGATTGGGCGTCAGGACGGAAGCTGCTCTCGGCCTGAACAAGGCGCGTGAACAGGGCCGGATCGACGCCTTCCTCCTCTGCGATCTGTCTTGCGAGAGCGCGATAGTCCATCAGTCGTCCTCCTCCCAGGCTTGGCACGAACGAAGGTTGTGGCAGATGAAGTCAAAGCGCTCGCAGTATCCGCGGCCGCCGCCATCCATGTCGAACTTGTCGAGCGGGATGCTCTCCATCATGGCCTGCATCATTGGGCCGTTCTTGAAGTATTCGCAGTTCGCGCAGAGGCGGCGACGCGCTTCCTTTTCGCTCATGCCCAGCGCCTTGCCGAGGCTGGTCCAGTATGCCTTGTTCGCGTTCGGCTCGACGGAGGCTTTCTCCGGGCCAAGCTGCCACTCGTCAATCACGCGCTGCCGGTTCTTCTTGTTCTCCGACGTGCTGACGATCTTGGCCATTGGGATGCCGATTTCGATTTCCATGCTCGCGCCTCCTTACAGCGTGATTTCGCGCCCGGAGGCACGAATGGTCAGGGTGGTGGCCGCGCTGGCCGTGGTTGAAATGTAATCCGCATCGAGCAGAACGTGCCCGATCAGTTCCGGGCAGGTGTAGCACTCGCCCACCTCGATGTTGCGCGCGTTCAAGATCCGGTTTGCCGCCGATGCGGTCCCCAGGTTCGTCACCACGTTGATCGTGATGGTCGCGGCTGCCGCGCCGTTGTTCGTCACGGTGAACTTGTCAACGATCGCGTTCACCCCAGATGCGGTGTATTGGACAGTGTTCGTGGCCTCGGCCAGCTTCGGTTCGATGAGGACGGTTGCTGTGATGGTCATTGCTGCACCTGCGTAACTGAGAGGATGATTGCCGGAGCGGCTGGGGCGAATGCGGTGGATGCAACGCTGTCCACAGTGACGTTCACATCATCCGCAGCGAAGGCCATCTCGATGTAATCGGATGCCGCCAAGGAAATGATCTCCGTCATTGCCACGGTGACGTAACCACTGCTCACGTCGCTGGTGATGATCCGCGTCGTGTTCGGAATGTCCGTGCCATTTTTACGAAACCAGACATAAACGTCCTTCTTCGAGGAACTGCCGCTGCTGATCTGGACGCGAGCCTCAAGCTGATAAAGACCGGAAGCGGGAACAACGATGCGAGATGCCGGAGTTCCGATCGTCACACCGTTCGAAATGTCCGTGCTGTCGAATGTCAGCGTGTATGCGGTGTTGATTGCCGCGGGCGTCTGGTCGGTTGTCTTGCTGAAAACCCCGTAATACTGCATCTGCTCGATCGTCGGACGCACGAAAACCACACCATCCGAAGCGTCAGAAACGAGACACGCCGCAATCGGGATCACGTTGTCAGGTGCTGTTGGCTTCACATTGGTGAACGCACCCGCAACCGTTGGCGACGGGTAAAGCAGATCGCCGACGCTGAATGTGCTGGTGTCGAGGCCGCGGACATATCCCCAGCTTGTGCAGTATCCTTGCGTCCCTGTGTCGGGAAGATCGTGCGTCATCACGCCCAGGATGTAGAGCGATGGCTGCGATCCGTCCGCTAGGTAAGGCGCAACAGAGAGAGCGCCACCTGCACCGACGCCGGCAAAGCCGACAATGGTTCCGTTTGGGATTGTCACCCCTGTGTTGTTTTCGACGCGCGCGTAGGTCTCCATTCCGACCTGCTGCGAAACGCCATACTCCATTCCGATGTTGAGCGTCGCGTCGTCTGTGTTCCAGCACAAGCGGCGTTCTGCCTCGGCATGCGGTGGAACCTTTCGGAAATCAAGATAGTCCACAGTGAAGCTGTTCGGCTGATATGCCTCTGCGCGGTTTGCCGCAACGCCAGCATCAAACTGGACCAGTTCAATCAGCTGCGTCAGCGTCGCAATGTCGGCCGGCGTCAGCTGCCCAGCCACAGTGAACAGCCGCTCGAAAGCCTTGATGGCCTCCGGATCGCTTCCGACGATCCGCGCGATCTGGTTCCTGGTGAGCGGTTTCGGATCAGCCATCAGAACGCCAGCGGCTCAAGCCGCGCCTCCAACCGTGCGATGGCCAGGTGCGCGTCAGACGTGCCGCGGAACCGCTGGATGCGCCAGTTCCGCATGCTGCCCTGCTGCAGCCACACGAGCCTCTTTGCCCGGTCCCCAAGTCCACCGGCGCGGATCGGCTTCTCGACGCTCCACGTTTCCCCGTCGTTGGAATACTGCGTCCAGACCGTCGGGGAGACGCCAGGAGCGATGTGCCCGGTCAAGGCGACCAGTTCCATGTCGTGGAAGATCGCGCCGTTGCTCTCGTTGTAGATGATCTGCGTGCCAAACTCCCAGCCGATCGTGTCGCCCCAGTGCGTCGAGATATTCGGGTCCAGATAGCCGAACTGGTTTGTGTTTGGGTGGCAGACGTTCCAGCGGTCATAGGCCCAGATGCAGGTGCAGGCGTTCCACATGCCTTCGCCGACCAGCGTCGAGGAAAGCGTGAACCACACCGGCTGCTGCATGACGCGCGAAGCCGCGCCGTCAAAAACCAGCGTGTGCCGAGGAAGGTGAACGATCAGATGCTCGTGCGCCCGATCAACGCGCTCCTCGAGGAACGCAACGGACAGTTCAGCCTCGGTGTATTGCAGGAGGATTTCGTCGATCTCGCGCGTTGCGATCTTCTGCACCGAGCCATTGGCACCGAGATAGATCGACGGTGCCTCGTTGAAGCCGCCTCCGAGGAACGCGACGTTGTCCATGAACACCGCGCAGGCGTGCGTCCCAACGCACCCCTTCTGGATTTGCGCGCCGGAAATCCGCTCGAACGGAAATCCCGTGCTGCCGACGTTATCGAACACCTCGATGGTGTATCGGTTGAGGGCGTAGATTTCGTTCCGCAGCTTGAGCAGGGCTTCGATCGGGTCCGGATCAGCTTCCGACGAACCATATTTCAGCGGGTTCACCGCGAACGGATCGTCCAGGTCTGTGATCACAAGGAACTCGCCGTCGGTCGTCATGTAATAGCCATCGACCCACACCACATCGAGCGCCGTTCCGAGGTCTGGGTCCGTCACCTGCGTTAGCGTCGTGCCGTCGTAGAGAAACAGTTTTCCGCTCGAAGCCACTGCCAGGTAGGTGAAGCCGTAGGTGAACGTCACCCGGCCGGAGCCGCCAACGTCGCCGATCTCGGTCACGGTGTTGTCCGAGGCGATGGAGACCAGCTTGGTGCCCATCACGCGGTAGATCGTGCCGTTCCAGTTGATGCCGCCGCGGTTGATGCCTGGCCCAGTCCCGAGTTCCACAATGCCATCAGCGGGCCGAAGATAGCCCGCTGCGATGCCTGTCTGCTTCGGAACCGGAACGAGGTTCTTTGGATACGACGTCCGGAAGTTCGGCGAGGCGTCGGTGTAGATGCCATTGAGGATGGGGATTTGCATGTTCGACCCTTACGAAATGCGATACCAGGTGCTTGTTGCTGCGTCGAACCGCATCGTGAAGAAGCCGTTTGCAGCGAGCGTCGTCGGAGCGCCAACGACAGTCGCGCCAGACGAAACCGTCAGCGATGTGACGATCTGCGTGCAGTTGACGGTCACGGTGTCCTTGTCCGACGCGCCAGTGGGCAGCACGATCGCGCCAGCGGCATAGGTGCTGACGGGCGTCAGGATCAGCCAGACGTTGCCGGTGTTCACGGTCACGCTGAAACCCGTCGCGGCAGGCGCGGCGTATTGCGTGTTCTGGGTCACGGTGGTGACGTTCGCGTTCACATAGTCCATCAGCGTCGTGATGGAGCATTTGCGCGCGTCGCCCTGGTTCTGCTTGTAGACCGGGAGCAGGTCGCCGCCGGTCAGGGTGTCAGTTGCTGAAAGCTGATTGATGGTGGCCATGATTTACTCCAAGTCCAAGATGCTATCCGGCCCGGCTTGCAGCGGGTCGGTGGGAGGTGCGAGGAACGGGTCTTTGCGGCTGCGCCAGTGCTTGTTGCCAGCGCCGGCCGGGATCGCCATGCTGTCCAGCTGCATTTCGACGGGCGTTGCCGCCTGCGCCATCAGCTGGTTGTATGCGCCCTTGGCCGAGGCCTTGGTGTCCGGCGAGACTGTCTTGCCATAGCCAGGCGAGATCCGCACAGCGAGGTTGAGAGCCATCGCCTCAAGCGCCGCGTCCGGCACGTCCGTTTCCTGATCGAGGTCGCTCGATCCGGGCGAAGAAGGCAGAGGATAGCCGAGGCGGATGCCCTTGCCGTTCCAGGTTGCCATCATGGCATCAAGCCGGCGAAGCGCTCCCTCAAGCTGCTGCGGCTGCAG